GCTATTCTCCGCCCCCTTAATCATGTCTAGTATTCTCTCGCCCTTTTCGTGTCGGGCTTGTAGTTGTTGTGTGGTCATAGTGTTAAGCTATATTAAGTTCGCCTTTGTAAAATACACATTTACGGTCTTTGTAAGTTTTTTTTAACTGAGCTAGTTCTTTTTCAATATCTACCTCATTACTGGCTGCTCTGTATTCAATTATGCTATCGTTAAAAACGACCTCAATAATAAATCTTTTACTAATGGCTTTTATACCTAATAGCTTTGCTTGCTCTTTAATTGTTTCTGATGTCATAGTGTTATCGTTTTAATAGTTCTAGTCTCTGCTTGTAGTTCTCCTCTCCTAATACAATACAATGCATAGTCATCGCTGTTATTACTTCCATAATAGTACCTTTTGGCACCGTTTCGATTAAGGTATGACAATGTATATCCGTGGTAAGAACTCGAGTCTCTGTGTCTAGCTTGTAAAGTTTTTGCTGGTGTCTCATTGCGTATAGTATCATAATGCTTACTGTTATTTTATGATTGTGATTAATCCTCATCTTCTATTAATGGTTCTAACTCTTCTATTGTAAGTTTTATTCTTTGCCCAACCTTTTGACTAAATTCAGAATAGTAGTTACCATTTCCTAATTGCACACTTTTCCCGTTTTCACATTCTAAGCTTAAAGATGGCTCGTAACCTCCATAAATTTGAAATCCGTAATTGTCTTTTCTTATAGTCCCTATATATGTTTTTGTTGTCATAATAAAATTTTTTAACTAGTGGTTGCTGTTATTAAAAAATTAGCCTCTAAAATTGCTTATTTTAATCATAAGAGTACCGTCATCTAACACTATATTTTCACGTACAAGCAGGCTCATTTTATGTAGGTCAGAAAAATGACGTGATATTGCAGTAGGATTCATAATAAAATTATCGCCCCAATCACTAAGGGTTTTTACAAAAACACTCTCCCTTCGCGCTCTAAAGGAGCTTAATATTACACACTGCATTGGTGTTAGGTTTTTGGCTTGGAGTAAAATTTTAAACACTTTTTTGTCTAGTTGTTTCATAGTCGTTATCTTTATTTGATGACCGCAATATAAAACCAATATTTTACATAGCAATACATTTTTACTTATTTATTTCCATCCGTACCTTTTCGCCTTAACCTTGAGCAGATCAAAATAGCCCTCCACTCTGTCACCCTCAAAGCTTTCGATGCACTGGCTCGCGTCCCGAATTGCAGCGTATTGACCAACGGTTAAGGAGTAGATCCCGTACTCGGTAAACGCTACGCCAAGGGTTCGGAGTCGGTTAAAGTGGGCCTGCTGGGTTTCGTTGGGGTTGGTCATGGGTCTGATTGTCGGTGTTCTTTTTGTTCTTATAATACTCGCGGCGATACTCTTTTCCGTGTTGGCTTGCGTTCCAGTTTTTATTCAGCTCCTTTACCTTGTCTTTATTTCTCGCCCGCCATGCTCTTTGGTTTTCTGCCCGTTGAGTCCTTCTCATCTCTTTGATTACTTTCTCGCATTCGTCCATAGTTTGTTGGGGTTGTTCATGTTAAATCTTCTTTTATCTCCTCCTTAGTCTTTCCAGAATAATAGTCTTTAACTATCAGCATTTTCGCGTGAAGCTTTAACTCCTCGGAAATGTCACCCGATTTATTTTTAAAGTCAATCAGATTAAGTTCGTCTAGCTTTTCCTTGTAATGAATCACGCTCGGAGGATAGCGGACTGTCTGGCTGTATGTCGCTTTCAATTCATTAGCAGCAATTTCTAACCACTTCCAACGCTCGGATCTGTTTAGTTTAATCGCTCCTAGTGTCTCCAAGTGCTTGTAGTAAACGCTGTATCCGTAATCCTGATTGTTTTCGTAATTCGCGAATCCTAAGAGGATCACTTTTATCTTGTCTTCTCTGCTTATTTCCATAACTTAAAATTGTGGCTCGTTATTATTCACTGCGTTGTAATCTCTAAACCTTGCCTTATTACCCTCGAAGCCTAATCTAATCCTTCCCACGTTCCCGTTCCTGTTCTTAGCAATGATTAAATCGGCCATCCCTTCGCTACTCGATCCGTCTTCAAACGTGTCCATGTCGTAGTACTGCGGGCGGTAGGCAAATATCACTAGGCTACTATCCTCCTCTACACTGCCAGACTGCTTAAGGTCGCTTAGTTGTGGCATTTTAAGCGGTCTATTTTCTACCTCTCTATTGAGTTGGGCGAGTTGTATAATTGGAATCCTTAAATCCTTAGCTAATTGTTTAAGGGTTCGAGTTATATTAGTCAAGTTTGCGGTATCGTTACCGCCTTTTACTTGACCATCTATTAAAGATATATAATCAATTACAACTAGCTTCAATCCTTTTCGCGCTTCCTTTCGTACTCGATAAACTAAGTCTCCTAATCTCCTGCTATGCTCGTCAATTATCAGCCCCGTTTCATTAATTTGGTCTGCAGCTCTGTTAAACTGATCGACTCTATTTGCTTGGATCGTATTGGTAAAAAGTTCCTGCATTGTAAAATCTGACTCACTAGCTACGATCCGTTTTATTAATTCGCTTGCGGTCATTTCACGGCTAAAGACTATCACCCTTTCGGTCTTCGCTACATGATAGGCAATATTCATAGCCAGTACACTCTTACCCATTCCAGGCCGTCCCGCTATCGTAATCAAATGACCATCTTGCAGCCCACCTGTTGTCCTATCTAATACCTCAATTCCCGTTCTAGTTCCTACAATGCCGCCGCTTGAGGCTTGAATTAGGATCTGCTCCTTAGTTTCGTTTATCATTTCCTCCAAAGTTGCAATCCCCTCCTGAGTGTTTTCGCCTTCGATCTCGTCAAGCCTAAGCATGTGGTCAGCCATTACTTCTTGGAACGTGTCCGTGTTCCCGTGTAAGTTGCTTAAGTAAGGGGCTAGGCCTTGCAATCTACGTTTAAGATAAATATCCTGAACGAATTCGCAAAGTTCTTTCTGGTTACTTGTTCCGCTGACTATCGCAGTCAATCCGATGCAATAACTTATAATGTCATTTTCAGGCTGTTTAATGAACTTTTGACATTCAGTCGGAGTGTTTATTACATCGGGACGTTTACCGCTCTCAAATAGGCTTATAATGGCTTTAAAGATGGCTTGGCGTAGTTCAGTGGTAAAGCAGTGAGGGCTTTTAATTGTTTCGATTAATGTTAGCGCGCTTGCATCGGTTGACATCGCGGCCCCTAATATGTACTCTTCTTGTTTCATAAGAAATTATATTTTTTGTCTTGTTTAACTTGGCTTCCGTTTTGCTGCATTGGCTTGGTTAACCATTCATCTTTAAATCCTGCCCAACTTCGCTCTACGCATTCCGTTAATATTTGATCAGCAGTTAACTTGGATTTTTGAACTTGAGTAATAAATGACTTAGCCGCTGTTTCCGTGTCCGCTGCTTTCTTTTTTGATCGAACCTTTAGCCAATCCTTTAAAAGTTGTTTATCACAATTTAACTCTTGACTTAAAAAACTAAAAAAATTGAAGGCTTTAGCCGTCTCTTTCTTTTCTTCTTTTATCTCTTCTTCTCTTATCTTATCTTCTCTTATAGCATTGCGATCGGTATGCGTTCGCATAGCGTTTGCATCATTTCCCTTTGCCCACCTAGCTTCTGCGCTCTTTTTAGCGGACTTACTTTTAGATTCTACCTCTACTATTTGGCTATCTAAGAATGATATTTGCAGTTTATTATCGTCACTTAAACCAATAATATTACAATCGATAAGCGAATCTAGTATTTCCGTATTGCCATCGCAATGCTTTTGCAATGCGAACGCATAAAGTAGGTTACATTTTCTTTGCCAATAAGTGCAGCAAATGTTTAGGAAAGCTAATTGAGTCTCGGGTGACATCATTTGGATATCTCCATTCTGCCACTCACTGGGTTCAAATTTAAAATACGGTAGCTCTTTGGCCATTAACGAAAAAAACCTTTAGCTTTCGGGGTGATGCTTCCCTACTCGCTAAAGGCTTTATTATAAGTTTTTAATGCTAGCATCACTTAGCAAGTACAAATATACTAAATTATCCCTTACGTTTCCCAATCACTTAAAATAATTCCGGCTCCGTGTACATTATCGAAAACCAGGTAACCGTCTTTCTGCATGTGATAAATGTTCTGGTATAGGGTAGTTTCAACAATATTAATTTCGTGGCTTAATTCCTTTAGCGTTGTCTCTAATTCCTGCACCCCTAAGCTGTTTAAGTAGCAGAGTATGACCTTGTCGATTGGTGAGAGGTCTGGGTTCGTTGTGATGTTCTGGATTGCTTCCATGTGGTTGTTAAAAAGGTTTTTTTATTCTGGCTGATTACGCGGGTATGTTTACTGGTGTGTATATTTGGTTTTTGTAAATAATTAGAACATCATCTGTCTAAATTCATCTATACTCATTTTGTTGTATCTGTTTTGTTCATCACTATAATCAATACTTAATTTACCCTCCCAAATTTGGAAGTAAACAGTGTATAAAATATCTTCAATAAATCCACTAACTACCATATAATAATCCCAAGACAAATCCTCTTTTTCTCCTTCTACTTTTGCGTCAGAAACATCAATATCTTCTGCATTATTATCTTTTAACCATTTTACAAATTCATTTTTAACCTTATTAATCGGTCTTGCTATTGCTTTAATTCCCATAATTAAATATTTATAACACAGGATATAAATAAAAGCCTGTAAAGTTTTGTATTTTAAATTGAACATTTTACTTGGCTTCAATTCATAGCCAAACCTTTGTAAGTAATATTGATTACTTCTTTACTTTTTTGAACCATTTACCACAGCCACAAGTCCAAGTATTTACACCTAAAATCGGCTTATCGCAATCGCAATACATACTTACAACATCGGCTATAAAATCATTGCCGTTTTGTTGCTTATCCAAAGTTTCGTTTTCTTTACTCATTTTGTTCTTAATTTAAAAGTTATAGCCGTTTTAATCGGCAACGCTTTATAGCCAGACGTTAGCCACAATTACTTATATTATCTAAAAATTATGCGTGTGCCTCGCTACTTGTCCCTTAGTCGGGTGGTGAATGAATGACTCGATCGCAATCTTAGCGCCTACATAGCCTTTATCCGCGTGCCATTGGTCGGCCTCGCTTGGGCTTCTTAGGTATTCGATTGTCATTCCGATAAAGTCCTTACCGCCTCGAAACTTCCAGTAATCTTTGTGATGTATGTGATGTACGTAGCCATATCGATAAATCGTATCAGCCCATAATTGCGGTACTTCGTGTGCTGCAAGGTAAGGAATTTGGTCAATTTTTGCCCCGTCACCGTGAGAAGCTGCAATCAAATTCTTGCCGTAAGTGGTGTACTTTCGGTGCTGGTTTGTTACGTCAAAAGTTACATTCTTATTAGCGTGAAAGTAACAGCTAATAGCATCGGCCAACATAAACCCAGACATATAATCGTGGTTAGATGGACAGTGCATTATGTGAACGGGTGCAATAGAGGTAAGTCGCTGGATAATCTGTGAGTAAACCATACGGGCAATCTTGAAATTATCGTACCACATACCGTCTGTATTCTGGCTAGTACCTTTTGTAGTTGATCCCGTGGTGTTATCCGTGTGCAGTACATCGTTGCCAATGATAAAGAAAACCTTGTCGATGTTGTAGGGCCTAGACGCATCTATTAACGATTCAGACGCTTCTATCGCCCTTTCAATTGCCACGTCTACATTATAGAAACTTCCCGCGCCTCCTACCGTTGCAAGCTTACCGATATGTAAATCTGCAATATCCAGCACTAAACAATGCGGGTCGGTAATTGCCTTGCGCTTGTACCTCTTAACGACTGGCGAGAACTGTTTCATCTCCTCGATCATGTCCTGGCGCAGTGTGTCGTAGTCGATGGTTTCCTCTTTGTAGTCTGGGTTTTTAACTAGGACAGAAACGCCTTCTTCTTTTACCCATGCTACCTTCCAGGTGTTCTCTTTTAGTTTTCCCCGGTGCAGGGTTTCATCTACTACGGAATCATTATTTAGCTCTTTAATAGCTTTGTACTCTTTCTCTTGCTCAGGCGTTAAGGTGTAGCGCTGGCTTTTATTTGGTTCTATTCCTAGTTGCTTTGCTAAATAGTTGTTTAAGCGAAAGCGGTTTTCTCTTTTTGACATAAAAGGTTAAGATGAAAAAGATTAATACTATCAGCTTGTTGCCGATAAATATTAGGTTTAAGATGTTGGTGTATAGGTTTGCCAAGATAATTAGTTATCAGGCGCTAAGGTATTTTATTTAATTGAACTAATTACCAAGTGAATGAATAAGTCTTTGTAATCCACCCGATAGTAATACACTTTGATTTTCCTTTTTCCCATTCATAACTAAATAATGGAAATATTAATACAGCGTTTTTCATATTATAACAACTTTTGTATTTTGGTCAGGTACAGCGTTAAATCCATTGCCTCCTCTTTAGCGTGTTGAATCCATTGCTCTTTAGTTAGGTCTACCCTATCTAGTGTAACTCCGTACTTTTCTAGACCAACTTTCCCGCGCTGTGAGTACTCTTCGCATACTTGCTGAATAATAGAATCTACTGGCCTACTATTAAAAGATTGATCCCTCCAATTTTGAATATCTGCATCCGTGACATTGTTCTTATTCACTTCACTAATTCGGCTTTGTCTTTCTTCAGATAGCAAGTAAGCGCCAAAACTTACAAGGTCTGCTTCGTTGAAATAAGTTATCATTTTATGTTTGTGTTTATTTGGTTAATAGAGTTCATTAAATTTGTTATATAATTCTTCTCTGGTATAATCAGCAGTACCCATTGATAAGTCAGTTTCCACAAAGTCTATAACTTCATTAAACAAAACGTTATTTATAGGTAATTTTTCGGTTAAAGTTTGTAGTCTAAATTGAAACTCCTCTAGAAATTCCTTATCAGTTGGCACACCTCCGATGCCTTCCATTCCTTTTACTATGTCAATTACTTTTTCTGAAATATTCATTGTGTTTTATTTATTAATTATTTACGGTCTAAAATCGCTTAACCTAATCCCGTGCCTCTCTCCTGGCTTCCCGACGTTCTCGCGTACAAGGTAGCCCATATCATGCAGAGTTCGAGTCTGAGCCATTACCGCAGACTTTCCGAGTCCTAACTGAATGCTGAGATCGTTTAGCTTCCCCTCCAGAAAGTCCTCCTCAAGCGTGTTAAGGTAGATTAAGATAATGCGCTGGATCGGGGTTAGCTTTCGGTTTTGGATTATGGTTCGGTAGGCTGTTGGGTCTTGGTGTTGTTTTATTGGTTGTTCCATTATAATAAGCTAATTTGGTTCTTTACATCAAGCCAGTATTTTAATGAGTGCTTGCCTATGTCAGTTCCGTGATACCTTATAATTTCCAGTATTCCATCTACACAAATAATAGCAAAGGTTTTACCTTGTTTTCTTTGCTGTTTTAGTTCTTCATCTGTCATATCAAATACAGATTTAGTAATGAATTTATTCGCTAGTTGGTTTGCTTTTTCTTTTGGTGTCATCTTAGTAATTATTTTAGTTAGGTATTGTTTTTCGGTGCTGTTGTGGTGTTTTTTCTACCCTCTAAACTCGCTTATCAAGATCCCCACCTTAGACAGGGTTTTCTTCTTCATGTACTTTAACCGAACCAACTCGCGCACTGCTAAACGGATAGTGTACTCGTTTAGGTTCGTGTCCTCGCCTAGTATCGTGTAGTTAGTAATTACCTCGTCAAGGGGCTGCGCGTGTAGGTAGATTAATAAAGCCGATTGGGTTCGGGTGAGGTCTGGGTTCGCTAAGATGTTTAAGATCGTGGCGAGGGATTGTGTCGGGTTCTGCATGGGGGAGTTGTTAGTGGTGTGTTTAATCTTTATAGAAAATCAGTTTTTCCATAACCTATTATCATCATCTACATACTGACAGTCTATTATCAACTTCTTTGCTTCCAATAGTCCATCAATATAATCACACTCATAAGCTGTGTCTTGTGGTCGTCTACAAACGTTTTCAGCTTCTTCCTTGGTAAACTTGTGAGCATTGTTAATGTCACAGGTATATCCATTTCTACCTTCTTTCCACCA